CAACATAATAAAAAAGGGGCTCAAGGCCCCTTTTCGTTTTACTGTACTATTTCACCCTCTGCAGGAGGTGCTTCGTCCATTTGCGGATTTGCAATTTCTTCTTTCAGAAGAGTAGTAAAGCCTTGTCGTGCCACTTCAATTTGATCTGCTCGTGCAGAGTTTGCAGTAGCTTGTTGCTGAAGATCCTGCAACTGACTTACCATGTACTTGGCTTTGTCAGAAAGATCATCAATTACGTGGTTCTCGCCATCCAATACTAGAGTTGGCTTGTCTTGTACTTCAGTTGTCATAATAAGGTTCCTTATTTAAAAATGTCTTGCCAGTTACCAGTAGTACTGGCTCGGGCGTATTCTGTGGAACGATTTTCGAAAAAATTCGTGTGTTCCACTGCGTTTACCATATAGTCTAGCCAAGGAAGAGGGTTGCTTTCTGAATTGAAAATCTTCTTCATACCTAGACCCATGAGTCTTTTATCTGCAATATATCGAATATATGCTTTAACTTCAGCCGCTGATAGATCTTCTACTTCGGTAGCCCCAAAAGCAACATCAATAAATGCATCTTCTAGTTCTACTACTCTTTCAGCAGCACAATAGATTTCATACTTTAATTCATCATTCCATATTTCAGGGTTCTCTTGAATATAAGTTCTGAAAAGTTTTGACATTCCTTCAACATGTAAGCTCTCATCTCGAATTGACCAGGTAACAATCTGGCCCATATTCTTCATAAGATTGTGGCGAGGAAAGTTCAATAGAATAGCAAAACTACTAAACAACTGTACTCCTTCGGTAAACCCACTATATACTGCCACAGTTTTAGCAATATCTTTCTTACTGTCCATGTTAAAGTTAGTCAAATATTCATGCTTATCGGCCATTTCTTGAACGTCCATAAACATTTGATATTCTTCTTCAGGAAACCCAAGAGTCTCTAGAAGAGTAGAATATGCGTCCTGATGAACGGCTTCCATTGCTGCAAATGCAGACAACATCATTCGTACTTCAGGAGCTTTAAACGTAGGCAGATAATGCTTCGCATATCCACAGCAAACGTCTACATCACTCTGCGTGAAAAAACGAAAGATATGTCCAAGTAAACGCTTACTACTATCATCCAAAGAACGATAATCTTTAAGATCGTCTGCCATTGGAACTTCTTCAGGCATCCAATGAAGATGCTGCTGCGTTTTGTACGCTTCATACGCCCAGTTATACTGAAACGGTTTGTAATAATTTCTTTCATCTGTAACCATAAACTACCCCTCACAAGCTAGACACGAATCTTCGTCGTCAAATATAAAATCTCTTAATTTCTCGTCAGATACTACTTCTGCACGTTTGTATGCTTCACTTCTAGCGTAATACAAAGTTTTCATACCACGACGCCAAGCAAGCATATGAACATTGTGTAGTTCCTGTTTACTTACATCTGCTGGGAAGAATAAGTTTACAGATTGTGACTGGCAAATATGCTGCTGTCGATCTGCCGCAAACTCTACAACCCAACGCTGATCGAGTTCAACGGCTGTTTTAAATACATCTTTCGTCCAAGTATCGAGAAAATCAAGATGTTGAACGCTGCCTCCGTGTGTCATAATATCTTTCCACACTTCGTCGTTATTCATTCCTATCTCATCAAGAACATGCTCCAAGTATTCGTTTTTCAGAAGACTTGTACCAGACTTTGTTTTCTGGGTAAAAGCATTTGCACGATATGGTTCAATGCTTGGACTAGTGTTACCGCAGATAATACTACTGCTAGCATTAGGGGCAATAGCAAGAAGGTGGGCATTACGAATTCCATGACCGACTCCATCAGGACACTCTCCTTTCTCAGCAGCTAACTGCTGACTGGCTTCAAGTGCGGAAGACTTTATATGGGAGAAAGCTCTCATATTAAAACTCTTCGCCATCGCACTTTCAAAAGCAATGTTATGCCGTTGAAGATAGGCGTGAAAACCCATTGCTCCAAGACCAATTGAACGCTCTCTCATCGCACTATACTTTGCTTTCTCAAGAGAAGAAGGCGCGTGCTGAATAAAGAACTCTATTACATTATCTAGCATACGAACTAAGTCAGGAATGAACTCGGGAATATTCTTCCAGCTTTCATACTCTTCCAAATTCACACTAGAAAGACAACATACTGCGGTTCTCTCTTCATTCGTGGGCAGAGTAATTTCTGAACACAGGTTAGAATGATGAACACGCAAACCTAAGTTTCTTTGATACTCTGGAAGATCGTTGTTTACTGCGTCTTCAAACATAATGTAAGGTTCGCCGGTTTCCACACGGTTCTGAATCAGTTTTACCCACAGAGCTTTCGCGGCTACAGTTTTAGTCACTTTATTACTATGAGGGTCAATCAATGCCCAACTGTCATCAAATCCTGGCTCTTGTGTCGCTTGCGCGATAAGCTTCATAAAGCTATCAGGAATGACCACAGCATGATGAAGATTGGTAGACTTTCTATTGATATCGCCGCCAGTAGGCTTGCGTACATCGAGAAACTCCTCAATCTCGGGATGAGAAATGTGTAAATAAGCTGCATATGAACCTCTCCTAGTTACTCCTTGTGAGAAAGCCAGCATCTCCGCGTCAACCACTTTCATAAAAGGGATAACGCCGGTGCTTTCGCTTCCGTTACTTGTGCGTGAACCTACAGAGCGAATGCTGCTCCAGCTTCCGCCCACGCCACCACCTACGGAAGACAAGAATGCGTTCTCCGTATAGTGTCCTGTTAGTCCTTCTCTACTATCTTCAACATAGTTGAGAAAACAAGAAATAGGTAGTCCACGAGTAGTCCCTCCATTCGAAAGAATTGGAGTAGAAAACATAAACCACAGATTACTTGCGTAATCATACAAACGCTGTGCATGACCTTCATCATCTGCGAAGGCTTTCGCCGCACGTGCGAAAGCGTCCTGAGGCGATGATTCACCTTCTATTAAATATCTATCTTCTAGCGTCTGGATACCAAACGTGGAAAGAAGACGATCTCTTCCATAATCAATTAACATTTATATATTCCTTTACTCGTTCGTCTATTTCTAGTAGACTATGCCCAGGATGTTCTATAGCTTCAGCACAATAGCTGACCAAATCCATCATCCTATAATTTTTAAGTATTAGTTCCTTGCTCGCATTAAGAGCTTGAATATATTTATATCTACTAGGTATAGGTATAGCGTCGTAGATATCAAACGCTGTACCGTATTCTTTGATAAGTTCCGTAGCCCTTTTAGGGCCAATACCCGCAACTCCATCAATATTATCTCCCTTATCGCCTGTTAGAACTTTAAAAGAGATGTAATCTTCTTGAGGAAAATCGAAAAATTCCTCCCAATTAAACACCGTAGTTTCTTTACGAGTTACTGTAGAGAATCTAGATACATTTTCATTTACGAGTAAGTCCCAGTCACGGTCACTTGAAATCATCCATATATCTTCGATACCCATCTCTTCTCTTTTTGATACTACATAAGCTACCAAGTCATCGGCTTCCACATTAGCGTATCTCAGCAAAAGAAACTGTTCTTCTAACCCTTCTAGAGTTCTTTCATACTCCTCGAAGAATAACTTAATATCCTCTTTCTCTTGTTCTGTTTGATCTTTGTATTTTTCTGCTCTATTCGCTTTGTACTGAGGATCAATAAATTTTCTATAAGCACTAGACCCTTGGTCTCCCGCTATAATAATTTTACTACAATCATATGATTGAGCCAAACTCTTTACAGTATTAATATAGTCCTGTTTAAAATCTAACTTACCTTGGTGTTTCCAACGAAATGCTAAGTTCATACCGTCAACAATAAGAGCGTTCTTATTAGGTTCCATTATTCGTTCTTTAAAACTGGCCACGAGTCCACTCCATCTTTTCATTTTCTAGCCATTCTTCGGCTAGACATACATAGCAATCTAGCCAGGAGATGTGCATGTATTTTGTATTTTCAGGTTTTATGTTTGTTACCACAAATACCTTTGAACGAGAATACTTAAAAAACAACAAAGGTTGCTGTAGTTTAAGCTCTGCTTGTTTTACTATCTTCTCCCACCAAATCAAAAGGTAATTAGTTTTATTTGTAAATACCTTATCACTTAGCGGAGATTTTTCATAATTCTTTACTTCTATACAAAACGCATTATTAGCGTCTGGTATATATAAATCGCCTTTCAAGTAAGCGAGAGCCCCCGAACTGGGGACTCTCTCAAACTGTAGGCCAGAGGCATCACGAAGCATATCTCTTACAAGATACTCTCCTCGTTGTCCTTTCGCTCTCGAATCTACCATTATGCTACCAACCTACTTATACTTGAGCTTTTAATTACTTCTACTTTCTCTAGTAATGGATGAGACCACCCATGATTTACTAGATAAGTATTAAGCTCTTCCTCTAATAGAACTTCTACCAGCTTTTCTTTTCCTACCTCATCCAGTACTGTCATAACTTCGTCTAGAAATAGAACATTAATACGACTAGAGGATAAACTGCTCATCAACTTGCGAATAGCAAGAAGAGTAGCTGTATTTACTCTTGCCAATTCTCCACTCGAAAGTGCTAGAATATCTACTACGTTTCCATTATCTGTGATTTCTACGTTGAGTTTATCGTTATTCACGGCAAAGTTCAATGTAAAACGACCGTCTGAAAGTTCTGCGAGGTATTCGCTCGTTAATTCTTCCAGTTCTTTAACAAGATTTTCGATCTTGTATGCAATGAGTCCGTTTGTACTAAAAGCTTTTTTCAAGATTTCAAGATTACCTTTCTTAATTCCTAGAACATTATATCGAGATACTACTTCTTCGAGTTGTTTTTCGAACTCAGCCGTTTGTTCAGTTATAACTTCTATTTTAGCGTTATAAGCTGAACGAGCTTCGTTCTCTCTCTGCATCACATCTATTTCATTTTTCTGTGTTGCAATAGTATTCCGGATATTAGTAATGCGAACTTTGAGAACTTCTTCGTCAACTAATACAGTAGGAAGTGTACTATCAACCGAGCGATATAACTCTTCCCACTCTTTCTGTTTTCTAGTCTTTATTGCGAAGTTTTCATTGTTCTCTTGAATCTCTTTAATTTTCTTCTGGATATTTGTGTGCTTGTCTTGTTCGATTTTAACTTTCTCTTCTTCTTCAGAGATATGTTTTTTCTTAAAATCTTCTGTAACGGGTTGTTCACAGGTAGGACATACATTTTCCAAGTTCTCCATCTTTTTGATGATTTTTTGTCCTGAACCGATAGACCCCGCTATAGCGCCTAGCTGTGACTGCAACTCATCGTATGAAATATGCTCGGAAGCTTCAATTGCTTGAATTTCCTGTATATTAATTTCTTTCAACATACTTTTATATTGATTATTTTGAGAAATTTGACGATTTGTTGATGAAATATTTTTAATTTCAGCCATAAGAGAACTCAATGCTTCCTCATCCTCATCCGAGATTTTCGGAAGATTTACAAGTTCTCGTGGGGTAGTATCCGTCAGTTTATTATTTTCCAACCATTTCTCAACAGTGGAAATACGACCTTCAAGCTGGGCATATTCTTGTTCAACCCCTCGTGAAGCTTCTTTAAAAACTTCAAAGAGATTTACATACTTTTCTAGACCAAGCAAGTCTATCAGGAACTTTTTACGGTTCGCATCGGTAGCAGTAAGAAAATTCAAACTAGCGTTAGGATGTTGATATACTACTTGTGTAAAAGTTTTAAAGTCTACGCCAAGCACTTCTTGAATAGTTTTATAAGTATTGGTAGCCGTATGACTACCAATATCTTCACCATTCTTAATGAACTTTACTTTTAAGTTAGACTTTCTTTGAAGGTCGATCTCATACTCGTCAGCTTCTTTACTGAACGTAAGGCTGATAGAGTATCCATTCTGCAACTCTCTGTTAGGAATATCGGCTTTCTTGATACCTTTGGAGTTTTTATTAAATAGAACTTCTTCCAAAATGAGAGGAATAGAAGATTTTCCAGCGCCATTGTAACCCAAGATTTGAGTAAGTCTGGTGGAAGCTAAATCGAGTTCATTGCCTTCTCCATAAGAGAAACAATTACTCCATTTCAATATTTTTAGCGTAATCATTATATAGTCCTAATATTTCGGGTATTTTATCTTCAGCTATTTCTAGCACGTAAGTTAAGTATTCTACTAACTCTTCTCCAACGGAGAACTCTTTATCCAAAACAAGTGTCGCTTCAGAACTTCGTTTTACAACTTTCTTATCGAGAAGGTCACTGGAGCCTACTTTTGCTAGGTCTCCGAGGTCTCCTTCTAGTTCGTAAATAACATGATCATATAGCCCCGTGATCATTTCAGCAGGGTCACTGACTGTTTTACGAATAAGTTGTGGAAGCTCCATTTTCTCCCAGTACCAATCCCAGTCTTCAAGTATAACTAGAACTCCCGTTTCTACTTTCGATCTATGAAAGCTAGTAGTCATCGGACTTCCTGGGTATACTATATTTTTCTGGCAATTAGAGTGGGAATGCAAGTCTCCCGCAAATACTTTTGGAAACCTTGCAAATCTTTCTAAGTCTACTTCCGGCTGAACATGAGGGGGTATTTCACCCCTCACATGAGTAAAGACCGGAAAGTTCTTATTCAGCATCTCAATAGAATTCTTCTTGTGTAAATCACAGTAAGGAAGAATACTAAAACCTCTTTCATCTTCGTATGCTTCGTCAATAATAGTAACCTTATCGTTTAAGGAATGGGTTACTTCTTTTAACGCCGTAAAGAATGTTTTATTCTTTCTAGTCGCCTCATGATTACCGTCATAAATGAGAGTTTCAATCTGACAACCTTTTACAAAGGTAAAATACAGTTCTAGTTCTTCAATAGTTGGAACTCTATCAAAGATGTCGCCGCCAATAATATGCAAGTCTGCATCATCTTCCAACAAATAAATCTGGTGAAAGAAGCTGTCATAGCGAGCACGTGCCCAATTGACGGGTACGTTCTTCTGACCTAATTTTATGTGCCAATCGGCGGAGAATAGTATTTTCATTAGCTAATGTCAAACTCGTCTTCAATTGAGGAATCAACTTCATCCTTACCAGAACCGCCAGTAGCAAGTCGTTCCAGAAGCTCTTTCTGAGCATCTGGAGTTGGTCGAGGAAGCAACTCATCGATAGAAGTAGCACCAGCTACAGCAGCTCTCTCGTCATCATTTAAAGGACGAATACCTTTCTGACATTTGAGAGTTTGAAGAGTATATTCAACATTATATACGTTTGGTCCAGTCTTGGTACGCTTAAAGTGAATGTCCCAACCTACATCTAAGTCGGTAGGGTCGCCCAAGTCTTCAGCAGCAACTAGAATCTGATCCATTAATTTTTTCTTTAGATTAAATACTTTGGTTTTACCGTCTGAGGGATCAATACACTGCACAGAGTATGACCAGCCGCATTTCAGGTCAGGATAGAATTCTCTAACCCAATCTTTTTCTACGTTTACAAATGCTTCTTTCTGTCGATCAAAAGATAGACACTCCATAGGAATGTTCTTATCGTTCTCACCTTTAACCCAGTAGATATACCGAGGAAGAAGGTCTCCAAAAATACGAACGCAGTTGTCGCCGTTCTTGTAAGTGAATTGTTCTAGCGATGACTTTTTAGCCCCGCCAGCAGAGGATGTAAATTTAATACCCATAGTTTTTTCCTTTAATGTGTGACTTCTTCCCAGCAGAAGAATATTTCATCTTCTATTCTAGATAGTAGCCTGTTGTTGTCAATAATTTCAGTAGGAATCGGTGCTAAGAACAGATTCAGACTGCGTTTGGTTGTGGCTTCATATTCAGCATAGCTGCGAAAGCTGGCCAGTGCCACATACTGGGCCAACTCATTATCACCGAACTTGCTTCGGTTTGATATTATTTTTTCTGGGTGCAGTATAAAACTATCACCTGACCAGTCTTGTTGTGACAAGCGATAGATAGAGTCGTACCTATTTCTAGGTAGAGTAGGATATGTTAAATAGGCAAGTAGCGTAACTATTGAAGAAGAATCTCCACTCGTTGCCGCATACATTTTTGCCCAGTTAAAAAGAATCACTGCTATGTTCTCGAAGTCAAGTGTATATTATACGGGGAAATAGCTCCCGTGTCAAGAAATTTTTTTCACATGTCCTTAAATAAAACATTATACCCTTGCTGAAGGTAATGACCTAACCGAAGTTTGGCTTGCTTCTCAGCCGTCTTTCCTTTAAGATTAATATCTACTACTACAGGGTCTATCTTTCCTGGATATTCTCTGATAACTCTGCCTACAAGCTGGGTTAATAGAGGTGTGTTGCTTACTGGAGTGGCAAGTATTAAACAACTTAAAGGATTAACACTAATGCCTTCCGAGAAAATACTTTGAGTCCCTAGGAGTATATCTACTTTTCCACTTTGAACTCGTTCTATTTTCTTTTCCCTCTCTGCCAGAGGAACTTCTCCAGTAATCAACTCACAATGTTCGCCTAATGTTTCTTTCACTCTTTTTAGAAAGTAAACTCGGTCAGACAACAAGAGAACTTTATGTCCTTGCTTTCTATACGCCGCAGCGAGAAAACAAATTAACTTTCCGTACTCTTCTTGCCGAACCAAATCATTAATACGATTCGCCCAAGGTATTTTAGCCCCGTCCATAAATCTTATCTTTGTTTGGATAACCTCTATAGTTGGTTCCATATAATTTTCTTTGGGAGGAGTAAACTTAGTATGCCCAAAATAATCAGGCATAATAACGTGTTTTCCATCCTTTCTTTGAACCGTACCGGATAATCCTATCTTATATCTAGCATAACTAGCATCTACTAGCTTACTGAAAGTGTTAGCGGGTATATGATGACACTCATCAATAATAATGGTTCCGAATTCTTTTTCTATTTTTCCACGCAACTTGTAAAGCGTTTGTATATTGCCAACGACTATAGGAGGAGAAATGTCATACTTCCCAGACCCTATAATCCCTGGCTCTATACCAAATACCTTCCTTATCTCCTTCTCCCACTGGGTTCGTAGAGACACTGTATGCGTAACTACTAGAGTTTTTTGCCCAAGCTTTGCAGCAACGGCTAATGCAGTAAAAGTCTTACCCCAAGATACAAAAGCATTGATAATAGCATTATCTTCTATAGCGTCGTATACATCCTGCTGACTTTCCCGAAGGTCAAATCCGAACTTTGGAAAATCTACGGGCAGTAGTACTCGCTTATCTTTTATTTCATACCCTTCAGGAATTAAGTCGAAGCGTCCAACAGGTATAGATACTAAACCATTTCGTATCTTCCTAACATTTTTAATCATGGTAGGAGCTACATCCGATCTATATGAATCTATTTTATAGGTCAAAGCTTTATCCAAGGCATTAAAAGCCTGGGGATCAATGTCCATATAAATTCTGTTGGATACTACCGCTTTCACTTTTTAGTCCACATCTCTTCTTCTAGTTTTCTTTTTTGGTACTCTTCTTTTCTTTTATGAACTACGAAGTTTTCTACCCAAGCTAATCTATCAGTCAAAGTGTCTAATCTACTTAGGGTTTGGTCCAACTTTCGTGTTAGCTCATCAATAACTACATCTTGTTTCATATGATACCTTTTGTATATTTCTCAGTAAGGTAACTTCTTACAAAATCACTTCTTACAATATCAGATATGCCAAACTCAATAAAATCAAACTCGTACATACCTTTAATTATCTTAATAAAATCTTTCAATCCACTATTTTTAAGGTCAGACTGGAAGAAATCACCGCAGAAAATAATTCTACAATTCTTACCTACCCTAGTGATAATGCTGTCTAACTCATGGAAAGTCATGTTTTGACATTCATCCACAATGATCACACTATCATTAAAAGTTGTTCCTCTTATGTAAGAAGTAGTTAAAAAATTGATAACTCCTTTTTGCTTTAGCTGTCCATAGGGATTATCTCCACGACTAAACAGCTCTTGCATAATACTTACATAAGGAGCCTCATAGACTTTAGATTTTTCATCTTCTGTTCCAGGAAGAAATCCCATTTCCCTTGTGGGGACGGCACTTCTAACCAGAACTATTCTACTATACTCTTCTTTTTGTAGGTCATCTAATGCTAGATATAGTGAGATAAAGGTTTTACCCGTTCCTGCACATCCATGTAACATTAGGTGCTTGTAAGAATCAAAGACTGCAACTTGAGACTTTGTTAAAGGCTCTATCTCTTTTAAATAAAAGTTCAGCGCTGATAGAGCATCTCTTTTTTGATTCCTTCTTCCCATTAAATTTTCCTCCTGCTATCTTCTAGTCTATCCTCTGACAAACTATATAATAGCCACGGGCGAGAGTTTAAGTGTAAAACTTGAGCCCAGTCCATAGCTAATGGGGGTTCTTTTACTATAAAAGCAAAGTTTACTCCCTTCAGCCAAATTCTTGAATGAGTATTTTGTAAGTCTTTTCTTACAATTCTTATTGATTTTATTTTCTGAAACTTTGTCCTTTCGTATGAAAATATAACTCCGTTATTATCTATCAACACTGTAGTCTTATTTTTTACAATGTCTAGAAACTCTTCGTATACGCCAGTCAGTCTTCTCTTTTTATGTGGTGTTTGTAGTCTTCGTTTTCCAAGAGTATCTCCAGGCTGATTTCTATCATCTACTACTAAGTCATTGACAAGCAGCAAGCCATCTCGAAGATAGAAATTCTCTGTGCCTAGAGAATACACAGGAAACTTTATAGACCGAAGTATCTGTTTATAGGTTAACGATATTACCATACTTTTTACTGAATTTACCCATTGAGTAATCCTCGCCAATCTCAAAGTCACAACCTACAGGAGCGCCGGAGATATAAATACCTCTGTCTCTTTGTATTTCGGTTTGTAATATCGAACAATATTCTTCTACTTCATCGTTCGGAACTTCTGCAAGCACGGAATCGTGAACCAGTGCGAAGATTTTACTCTTCATCTTTTTCTGGTTTAGTATTCCGTGAGCTTCTATAGCCCCGATTAAGTTTATGTCGGAAGCAGCAGATTGAACTAGGAAGTTAAGTCCAGATCTAATGGCATGTCCTTGAACTCCTTTGTTATCAGACTTAACATCAGGTAATCTTCTCTTTCTACCGAAATGAGAATAGATACTTCCATTCTTTCTGATAAGCTCTTTCTGAGCCTCAATCCACTCCTCTAGCTTCCAGAAAGCACCAAAGTATTCTTTGATGATTTGTCTAGCCTGGACAACTGAAAGCTTGCCTCCATCTTTAGTAACCTGCTCACTGATTTTATTTGCACCGGCTCCGTACATAATACCAAAGGTTACTGCTTTTGCTGCTTGACGGTAGGTTGTATACTTCTCTGCCACATCTTCGACTTCACAGTCTAGTTTAAATACTTTGTGTGCGATCGTAGAGTGAAAGTTTCCTCCAGAACGAAACACGTCCTGAAGCTCCAAGTCATCTGCCAATACGGCAGCGACATATACTTCGGCAGTTGTTAAATCCATTGCAACAATCTGATGGCCTTCGGGAGCACGAATACACCCTTTCACAATCGGATTGTCTCTCGGAAGTTGCTGCATATTCAGTTTACCACTAGAAGATAGTCTTCCGGAGGTAGTTCCATGAATATTGAAGTTGGTCCGTAAGTGACCGTCCCTATCAAGCTGTGGAATAATCTTATCGAGATAAGTATTCTTAATCTTAGTTTTCTTACGAACATCTAAAATTAACTGTGGAATCTCGTGTTGAAGAGCGAGCTTCTCTAATACTTCAGCATTAGTTGAGTTTTCTCCCTTCTCCGTCTTAATTCCAGTAGGCTCTAGCCCAACATAGTCGAACAATAACTTACGTAATTGTAGAACACTATTTGGATTAAAGTCTTTACCTTCTGCTGCTTGGAAAGCGGCCACACCAGGATGGCTTTGCAATTTACCAACAGCATCAGTAATTTCCTCTAGCATAAGATCTTGACTTGCTATGAGCCTTTCCTTATCAAAAGGAACTCCGTTATCTTGAACAGCCATAAGGAACCTACAAGCGGGCAACAAGATAGTCTTGTATACACGCATCAAGTTAGGATTACCCTTCTTCAGTGCTCTTTCAAACTTTTCAAAGATTGTGAAAGTAGCACAGGCATCGATAGCAGCATAAGTCTGCATAACTTCAAAAGGAATCCACTCCCATTTGAAATCATCTTTTAGCACACCATTCTGCTTACGATACTCGTCCATCCAAGTATACATAGGTTTCTCATAGTCACCATAGTCCGTGTACTTCATAGCGAGCATCTTCAGGCCGTGAGTGCCTGGATTCTCGTCAAGCATATAATGCATGAGCATTGTATCTTCAAACTGTGAGAGTTTCACATTGAAATGATACTCAAACATTGGAATATCGAACTTAGCGTTATGGAATACCATTCGCTTCTTATCGAATAACTCCTGAAGTTTCTCTTCTACAGACTCATCAATAGTATCGGCATTAATATAAGCACCTGAATCAGGTTGATAGCATAAGCTAATACCAAGAATATACCCATTCCGAGGATACAGACCAGTAGTCTCTGAGTCGATTCCGATAAAGTCGTAGGGCGAGTCAATACATCTTTGAATGTAATCCAAAGTCCCTTCAGTTGTTGTAATACCGACAAATTTTTCGTCATTTATTTCGGCCTTCTTCTTGTCGCCAGAAATATACCCAATGATATTGTTTCTAGCATCTTCCCAAGTCTTCTTAGCCTCTGGCTTAAAAGATAGCATTGCGGGATTAATAGTAGGAAGAAATTTATCATCTACTATAGTTCCAGCATATTGCATAACTTGAGTTACTTTCGTATAATATTTTAGTGGTTCTGAGCCAATTAGAATTATCCATTCATAGGCATCAGGATTAAACTCCAGATCTACGTCCTTCATTAAAACTTTGGATAGCGTAGGGTCTGAAGCAAGAGAGAATCGGTCAAATTCAAACTCATTCTCGAATAAGCGAACGTAATCGTTTCTACTTGGTTTTGATTCAATCAAGGCTATACTAGCCATATAGTTTTCTCCGCAGTCCAGTTACTTGGTTTTGTCCGAGTGAGCCTGGGTCTCCAGACTTTAAACTAATTACTCGAACGGGAAAGTCTCTCGCTAATTTCTTTACGTGTTCTGCTGCTTGAATTCCTGCTTGGTCAGCATCGAAAATCAAGTCAAGGCCCGTAACGCCTGAAATCTTTAAATAATTAAACTTTGTTTCGTTAAAATTCTTAACACCGAAACAACATATTGCATTCTCTAGTCCTTTGTCGTGAAGGTTTATCATATCAAATATACCTTCTACGAGAATAACACGCCCCTGTAGTGGGCGAACTTGTGGAAACAGAGGCAGTTTTACTCCGCTAGGGTAGAACATATACTTATTGTCTAAGGTTCCTGTCTCATCACGACCTTGGAAAGCGACTATTCTTCCACTGGCGTCCTTAATAGGAAAGTTGATCCTCCCTATAAACTGCTTATCGTGATGACGAAACGCTTCAAATCTTCTATAAGTTTCTGGCTTTATGTCTCTCCAGTTTCCGATATAGGACATAAATCCTTCGGGCATTGAGAGACCTACACCAGCAGCTCGTAAGTTATTGATAAGTCTTTTTAGTTTTTCCCTACGCATTTCTGTTTCACTATAATCTACATTATAGTGGCGGAATAAACTACCTTTGTAACCGCAAGAGAAACAATTGAACACCCCAAGAACTTTGTCAATCCTCATACTAGGATTGCCATCGTCGTGTTCTGGATTGAGACAGCGAATTAAAACATCTCTGCCAGAGAGTTTGTAATAAATACCTCTCTCTTCAAGTAATTCAATTACTGCACTCATAGTTCGTATACCTCTTCATCGGGACCGTCTTTGTCTTTAATATAACCCGTCTCAGGGCCAATAGCTAAAGACGCCCAGTCCATAGTAGAAGTAAAACTTACTTCATCAGAGTTTCTCATTTTTGCACAATTAAAGCTAATGATATTATCTTCTTTAGCATGTGCGTCAAGAGTAAAGGCTGCATCCGCAGCATCTAATATACCCTTAGCAAATCGAGCTTCGCCGGAAGCATCAATCTGATAAGGAGACACCATAATAAATCCATAGTCTTGTGCATAAGTTTTCAACGCTTTACTTACTTCTATCTGTTCTGTCCAGTCATACTGACCCATACGCCCATTGGAAACCATAGAACGCTTTACTTGGTTGATATAGTCAACGATTACAACTCGTGGCTGTAGTCTTGCTACTTTCTTGTCTAGCTCTGTACGAATATTTGCTAGAGTTAGAGAAGGTGCATATACAACATCAATCTGCTTTTCTCGCAAAGGCTTTGCTGTTAGTTCGTCATGATAAGTATCAAAGTCACGATGTGAAAGATAGCGAGAAAATGCTCTCTCGCCGTCTTCAAATCGTTGAGACCACCAACGAGCAACCTGTTCCCACTCACCTATAGATAGGTTGCGGTTGCGTATTGCAGCCGCAGGAACTCCAGTAGATATACTACATATCCTCTGCATAGTTGCTCGTGATGACATCTCTATCGTAAAATACATTACTGAATGGCCGGCTTCATAAGTGCTAGAAGCGATATTAGCGCAGGCAATAGACTTACCAGCACCACGCTTTCCACCAATAAGTACAAGATCGGACGGGCCAAAGGTTTGAATACGATCAAAGTCGTGATTCAATCCTAAAGGAACATTCTTTTCCAATTCTTCAATCGGGTCAAACAATTCCATTTTTCTCATATTTGTACTTGTATCTTTGAGGTCAACTTTCTCCTCTACTGATAATACAATATTCTGTAGACCCTCAATATTTTCCTGGGCGGATTCCATTGCAATCGAATCAGTAAGATAGGTTTCTAACTGGTTCATGATTTCAATTTGAGTGTATTCATTCTTGAGATACTCTAGTAGAGTAGCGCCGTCTATGTCTACTTCGTCAACTTTTTCCAAGGCGAAGAAACGGTCACGAAGGGTCGCGTCTCTTACGGAAAGTCGTAAGTCATCAAAAGTAGGAATAACACTATGAGTTTCTACATGCTTATTTATGTAAGCCCAAATAGAGGCAAATTCAGTCGGAAAGTAGTGCTTTTGGCAGTTCGACCAAGTTTCTATATCGCTTTGCGCGATAATAGTCTTGAAAAGAACGCTTGCCAGGTTCACTATTGGTCATCTCCGTAATAAGTATTAAGCGATAAAAAGCCAGAGAGGGGCACAAAGCCCCACTCCAGCAGGGGGAACTAGGGGATTAGCCCGCAGCTTTAGCTGCTTTTGCTGCACCATCATAGTTAGAAGCAGTAAGGCCACGTCGAGTTAACATAGTCTTAACACCTCGGGCAGTTTTGCCAATTTGCTCTGCGATTTCTTCGACAGACAAAGAAGCTACGTCTACACCTTCGAGAGGATCAGCTTTAGCCGCAGCCTTGCTTTCCTTTTGTGCAGGAATAGAAGCAATAGAGCCTTGACGTAACAAAGATAAAGCTTTACCACGAATTTGATTAACGGTTCGGCCAAGAGCCTCTGCGATATCTTCGAGGTATGCGCCGTTAGAGGCGTGCTTAACAAACTCTGCTTCTTCAGCATCGCTAAAGGTACGAACACTTTCTACTTTAGGAGTAGGTTTGACGTGCTCGGTCAATTGCATAGACAGCAATTTCCCTTGGATTTGCTTGGAAGAAAACTCGCCACCTTCAAAGGCTTCAGCGATTTGGCCGTAAGTATACTGGCCAGAGTTATCAGTTACGAAACTATTCAGAGTAGTTTCTTGTGCATCAGAGAACGCACGAGTAGTTACAGAAGCAGAAGATTCTACTTCGTGACCCATTTTACGCAGCTTAGAAGCTACAGAACGGGGTGATGTTTCGAGCTGGTCAGCAGCATCGACAACAGTTGCGTAAGTTACTGGGGATTCAGAACCTACGAAATCGGTAAGAGACGCTGTGCGCTCTTCAGTCCACTTTGGAATTGCCATAAAATTAATTTCCTAATAATTGGTTAAGGTTAGTTGTGATAGAGACCCCACTATCTCTAGCTTTCTTGGTTTTTGAAGATTCTAGTCCACTCTCATTCACTAGGATTGTTACTTCTCTTGTTAAGGAGGATTTCACAATATATCCCTTGCTAATGAGAACTTTCTCTGCTTCTGCTTTGGTTTTAAAGGATGTAAGTTTGCCACTAATGCAGACAACACCCTTAGGCTCAATAACAGAAACAACTTCATTTGACTCAAATGAAAAAGGTAGCCACTTGTACTCACGGAGAAACATGGTATTGTACCAGGTTAGCAAATTATTGCTAGCCTTAGGGCCAAGCCCCGCCTTAGTACAAGCCTCCTCGTTCAGGTCATAAATACTACTTACTACAGAACATAACTTTGATGCTGCCGATTTACCTATTAGTGGAATAGAGAAAGCGGGTAAGATTTCAGAAAGACTAACTTTCTTGGAATCTTGAATCTCTTCAAAGAGTTTTGTTGCAAGTTTTTCAGAATTAAGAGCCTCTACCATCTCACCCAAACTCAGTTCATAGATTTGAGGTATTGAAGTTATTCTGAGTTTCTGAATAGATGATGGCCCTAGCCCCTTAATTTTCAAAGTAGAGGAAAAGTGTTCGATTAACTTATAAGTCTTAGACTCACAAGAAGTATTATAGCAGAACAACTGATCGTTTTCCCACACCAAAGGTGAGGAACAACTAGGGCAGTGTGTTGGTGCTACAATTTCTTTCAAAAGACTTTCTCCTACATTTGAATAGATATTATACGGGGTTTGAGTTGAAAAGTCAAGAATTATTTTTTCGGAATAGCTAAAATAATCTCCTTCTTTATTTCGAAACACTCTGTATACCCACCGAACTTTTGCTGGGGTATATACTTGAATTGTTTGTATTCTTCGTGTAATGCTTGTTCTAGCGTCCACACATTAAAAAGTGAGTCGTGGTAAGTTCTCTGTATACGAATCTCGTAGCCATTAAACCCACGACTCCTTCTCAAAACGTCTTTCCAGTTTTTTCCTGAAGCGATGCCTATCTTGAGACATTCTCGTTTCATAGTACGTTTATTAACTAATACTACGCAGTAGAGTACCCCTTCGCGGGTAGCTTCTTCAGGATTATTCTGAAAATAAGTGAGGTTATAAACTCCACTCATCTGATAATTTTAGGGAAAGGAATAACATTTCCTACAGGCTTATCTTCCACGGACTCCGAGGACTCCGATACATAGATAATACCGCCTTCAGACTCTTCTATTCGTTTCTCAAATCCTGGCTCAAGATATGCTTCTAAAGCAGCAATCCAACCTTCCAGAATTTTGTCACGAGTTTCTTTTTCGATAGAAAAGAAATAATCATATAAGCCTGTGGCTGACACATAATGACTTCCATTGTCTTTTAGACCCATCCATCCAAAGATATTCTCGTCTTCCATACTATCATCAAACATTTATTTCCCCTTCCACGCGCCTTACGACTCTTGGTATAATTTCGCCGGATCGAATTACTTCGACAATACAACCTATCTCAAGGTTAAGCTCATTGATATACCGCATATTATGTAATGTGGCACGACCAACAGTAGCTTCTCCAATAAGCACAGGCTCTAGGATAGCAACAGGGGAAACCACACCGGATTTACCCACTTGCCAGATCACATCAAGTAGTCGAGTTACGACACCTGGAGGTCTTTCTTTCAAAGCAAAGGCACCACGAGGATGGTGAGCGGTGTAACCCATCTCTTCATATTTCGCATTGTTGTCAACACGGAACACTAGACCATCCTGCGGGTATCCTGCCCAGTTAGACGCAAGAACAGTATCGAAATTGTCCGAAGAGAGATTCGACATGTCTTCCGTCCACAACTTTTCCGCACGAGGCTGAATATCATAAGCTACGAATCGAACTTCTCTAGTGAGAAACTCTTCTTCAGACTTGAGATTCAACGCACCAGAAGCATAGTTTCTAGCGTTAGGAATAGTCTCAGGGGCAACAACTTCTCCCGTAATCTGAACAACACCCTTGCGAGTAATGCTAGTAGGAACAAGATGTTTAACTTTATTCATAATATTTCTGCCCTTCTTACCATTACCCCGAGTAAGAGCCAGCACTAATTCACCATCGTAGTAGCCCAGCGAAACCGCTGCTCCATCTAACTTGGGTGTGATTACTGTTGCTCCAGTAGCGTGGTCGTAAGGAGGATGTTCTTCACCCACAAAAACTTTCTGTAAGCTATACATAGGATACATATGATCGAACTCAAAGAATTCGTCACTATAACCTACTAAAGCGTAGTCAGCGTCTGCGGCAAGAACATCAAACTCAGCATCAGAAATTATGGGGTTGCCCTCATAATAAGCTTTGGCTGCTTTGGCTAGAAACATATTAGTCATAAATACCTTTGATTTAAAAAGAACATTATGAGGCCATTTCGTTAAAATGTCAAGAACTATTTTTGATATAGGTCTCGAATAGTTTCTCCGAAATGTTCCTCCAATACTTGTTTACTTTCAGCTAGAGACAAGATCTCCGCCATAGCAATAAACAATTCTTTTGAGGTTTCGACTTCAAGAGGTATAGAAAGACCCTTATTAGAGGGCTTCCACTCTTCATCAAAATCGAGAAAGTATTCTCGAAAGTGAAGATACTCTTCCTCTCGAAACTCATTCACCGTTAGTCGAACCTGTCTATAAGGTTCTGATACGATAATTTTCGAGTATGCTTCCATCATTCATTCCTTAGCACAGTGGATAAGGGAACGACTGAGGTAACATTGTCAGCTTTCATAAGGCGAAAAGAATCCGTGTCCCAACAAAACATTAGGACAGTATCGTCATCTTCTTTCGCTCTATTTTTCTTGTCTTGAATGTAAGGCGTGCTGAAGTCAATCGTACATACATTGTACTTTGTCTTACGGGAGTTGGGACTCCTGTAAGTTATAATTGCATCTCCAGCACTATTTACTTTCTTCTTTAGCTCTTCTTTTTTCACTAATTAGCTCCAGTATTACATTGAGCAAAACCTCTTTTGTCTTTGTAATTTTTGGACTATTAGTGGTTGCCTCACGAGGGTGAATACGCGGCTAAGCATACTCAACCCCCGTGGGGACTTTTAAGAAGCTACTTTATTCATAGCATCTGCGAAGTATTGTGCAGCTTTACCAGTGAGCTTTGAAACAATATCCTCATCAATAGCTACACCAGCATCATTAAGAGCTGCTGTGAGTGCTTCCTGTGCGGCAGCTTTGCTGATTCGAGTTCCGCCAGTTGAAGCGGCTTTAGCACCGCCACTAGAAGCAGCAGGAGTTTTCTTGACGTATACTCCAGCTTTGGTTAGAATCATTCGCACACCATTAGGGCTCTCACCCATGTCTTCTGCGATAGCTTTTACAATCTCCATAGAGTTCTCTGGAGTTGGTTCTTCACTTGTGTAGGCATCAATTGCCTGTTGCTTGGATTCGTCAGTCCACGCCATTTTCTTTCTCCTGTTTGGTTTAAAAGGTAGACCGGCAGCATTGCCAGTCGCTTCAAGTTGTCGCATGTAAAAATTATATCCCATACTTTCCTCAATTTCAAAAACATATTATACTAGCTTTCGTCATCTGAGTCAACATATATTTCGGTGATATAGTTAATTAAACTTTCGTAATAAACATCGCTTCTAAAGATAAAAACAATGAAAAATGCGGGAGCACCCACTAATACTATAGGTATTGTGGTTCCATAATAAATGAGACCACCCGTAAAATTCCATCTGAAACCTACTTCTCGAAATGCTTTTACATTGAGGTAGATTATACAAAGGGCGGTTGTTAAACAAAATATGGCATAATAACTAAACTCTAGCGGTATTGATTCCATAAGTTTTCAAATGCTCCAATTTACCGAGGTCATATGCGGGAACAAAAGCATTATAGCCTCCCCCAAGATTGTCCTCATTACTAACCTCTCTTATCCACACACGATAACAGGGGCCGTAGCCTTGTTCGTGTGTGGCGTCAAGAGTTGCCATTACTTCACACGAAGTGTGGTACTTGGCTGACCAAGCAACCTCTCCAACGGCAAAGCTATCGGATACACACTCGTCTGGCAAGTATTCCATCTCATATCGTTCATCACCAGCCACCCTTCCAGGGACTCCCAGTTTCTCAACGATAGTTTTAACAAAAGCAACAGAGCGAAAGATTCTTCTAGCAATATCTGTAAAGCTCTCACCTGTTAGGTAAGACTCTACGATTTCTGCAATTTCAGCATTGTCAGCGGGTCTGCCACGCTTCTGTGCTTTTCGGGTTCTTCGGTACTCTTGGTCGCTCTCATAATCTTCAATAACTTTATTAAGGCGACTGGTATTATAGCTAATATTAAGAATACTACACGCTTCTTTTTTTGTAATCGGCTTTTCCGCTGACAAAAGTCGTATAACCTTTTTAATGTTTGCATCAGTTAGATTTTCTCCTTCTTGTTTTTTAATACCTCTTCTCATTTATGCTGCCCTTGTAATTCGTTGTTGATAATCTGCAAAATCTTCGTCCCACCAGTAAGGCTTATCTCTGTACTTCCAGCTTGCAAAAGTAGCTTTGTCAAGGTGATAGTAGCGTCTATAAGATTCTACTGGATCATCATAATCTTTTAGTTCGTCTGGCATAGCCAACCCGAAAGTAGTAAAACCCACACGCTCCATTCTTTGAGGTTCTGGTAGGTTATTTACTACTTGGGCTATAGACTTATGATCTTTTCCGTAACGGTAACGATACTCTTCGTTAAGAGCATTACCGTAGCAGTGAGTCCATTCGTGATTGTCGAGAGAGGAGCGAGCCCATATCGTACAAGGATGATTATACATCATTGGTAGATAGGGGGTCAAAGGTCTTTCCTCTGGTGGAAGATGTTTGATTTCTGCCTTCAGGCCGTTAAGATAGTCTCGTTCGTTTTTGTCAAGTGCGCGAGGCACAAAGCCAAGGTACTCGTCAATCCAGACTGAGGTACACAATATCTGAGCTACTTCTAAAGGCATTTTAACAATGTGTTTGTCGACATGGAACTCGGCACAACGGTCAAGGTCGTCGTCAAGATAAAATAAATTCATAACACACTCTTTTCACAATTTCCATTATTATAACAGCAGAAGAAAAAAATGTCAAGATTTATTTTTGCCCTCAACTACCAGTGACGCAGTGTATTAGCAATTATGAAGAAGCAGGTAACAAAGTTTACTAGAACGAGAATGCTGCGAAATATCATAACGTGATTGTCGTAGCCCTCTGTTTTGTCGTCACTAAAAGAACCGATTGCAAACTTCCAGATTGTTATTAGCTTACGCATAATCCTGCCGCTTCATTTTTGTCAGTCTTTTCTGAACTAAATCTTCTAGGGTACTACTATCTATACGGTAAGATGTTCTAAGGATGCGTGTCATAGCGATGACATCTGCTATTTCTTCAGTAAGATTTTGTAGATACTTAGGATCCTCTTCAGTTCCGTGTCTTAACACTTTAGAGCAGGCACGAATTAATTCACCACATTCTTCCATAGTAATTACTAATTGTTTCAACTTATTCAATTCCATTGGTGTATTCCATTAGTTCGTCAAACCCTCCGATACATACATCATCTACAAAAATCTGAGGAAAGGTTTTAAACTTAACCTTTGCCCAGAGTTCCATAATAGTGTAGTGATCGTCCAAGTGATAGTATTTATAATCTAGCTTGAGGTTTTTACATACGTTCTGTGCTTCTACACAATAGTTGCAATCCATCTTTCCATAAATTTCTATCACAGATTCTTAACCTTATAAAAATTAATATGGTCGGTCCAACCCTGAAAGGATTGCCGAATATGGCACCAGAACTGCCCATTATAGGGTGGCTGGTTAGTGTCTTTAGGGAAGTTTAAGTTAGTTTGTTTCATTTACTTTTCCTTAGGTTTAACAAATACTACAAGTGTTCTTCGAGCAAAATCTTCTGATTCTATATCGAAGAGTTTTAAAATTTTCTCCTTCCACCATGTGGGAGACTCTACAATAAGATGGGCGTTTCTTCCGTCTGACAGTATCTGTCTAGCAGGGTAACATGCAATAGTTAGGAAAGCTTTCTCAAGGGTACACCTTTGAATGTCTTCTAAAACATCATCTATCAATGAAGGCTCAACATGCTCTAAAACATCTATGCAGACAAGAAACTTTTTAGGTATATTAGTACTTGCTTTATCGGGGTATCCCGGATCATATTCCGTAACATCTATATTAGGATTATTTAAAGACTTTCTAAAACTACCATGAGCAGAGCCGTAATCAAGAACTTCTTCAAAGTTATTCTGCTGCATATAAGTTAGTATGCCTCCAGTATATAAAGGAGCTGTCTGACCCCAGGAATGGTTGGTTTCTCTATGTGTATCTTCTAATGTTTTTCTATATTCTTCTGATACTAGCATTCTCTAATTCCTCTTTTAAACTGCCTTTTCTGAATGTTGTTAAAGCACTGTCTGGCGTACAATTTACTACTATATTTCGTATAGGTTCTTCTATGCTATCAAATGCAGATAAAAACTTATGATAAGGACTATTTTTACTTAATCCGTCGGGATGTTCTCCAAAGAAATGTCTTACTCCGCCTATCTTTTGCATATTATAACCGACAAGTAAAAATCTGGAACAACCCATTAAAAATGCTATGTTTAACAACTGATAACCTGAATTACTGCCCCAATGTATAATACTAGAATCTGTGCTCAAACTTCTAGCATGTTTTCCTTCTACTATATTTAAGTTAAACTCAGAGTCTCTATACTCCTCTGCTTGTGTGTAAGCCTCTAAGTCTGGATATTTTTCTCTAAAAGGTTTTGCGTGTAGATCCCACCAAGCTTTATCGCAAGCATAATGAAGGTCTAAATAATCTACTAGCCTATAAGAATCATTACAACCAAAAATAATGAAATCATTCTTATAGGGTCTTATAGTCTCTACCACCTCTTCAGTCAGAGAAGGGCCTGTAGCTACAAGAATAGCCGGTTTGTTACGATACTTTAGAGGTATTTTCATAAATAAAAAAGCCGGACATTTCTGCCCGGCTTACCGTTTCTAAGCAGAAGCGTAGCTTACGGCCATATATGCTAGTGGTGCTGTTACGCACACTACAATTTGAAATACAGCCTCAAGTACACCCCACTTTTCTTTTACGAAGTTCTTCATTGAATTCTCCAAGTTACCCAATAGGTATTGATGTGGGCTTACTAGAGGGCGAATACGATAGGTCTATTTTTAACATTCCGTTTTCCATGGAAGCAGAAGAGACCTCTAAGGCATTGTCAAGCTTTAGATGCTTCTCAAAACTTTTTCCTGATATACCTTTGTGCACCCAGTCTCTACCTTCGTTATTCTCTTTTTTCTCACCTTTAATGGTAAGAATATTTTTGTGAACGTTCACTGAAATTTGGGTTTTGTTCCATCCTGGAACAGCTACTTCAACTATATAGCCATTTTCTACTTTTTCAATGTTATAACGAGGATATTCTGGTGCCTGTTGAGTATATAACGGGCTGTTAACTAAATTGTCGAAACCGACAAAGAATTTTTCAAGATTTACTGCATTCATAAGTTTTCTCCTTTTAAGAAAGATGAACTTGCCCCTTTCGGAAGCGTAACAATCGTTTTAATTTACGGATTTTGAAAAAGACACAGTTAGACTGGTATCAATTTCAGGGTATATTATATCACCTACACCAAATTGTGTCAAGAAACTTTTTTGCTCAAGTGACAGGAAAAAAAGTTCTTGACATAAAAGCCTTAACATCGTATAATATACACTTAATCAGAGGAGATTGTATGAAAGTAACCCTAGTTTGGATTACCCCCGAAGCCATGAAAGTCATCGCCTATTGTGCGAGAGTTAGTAATCCTGCAAATCAAGACAACGAGAGAACAGCCCCGAAGTTGTTGAAGTACCTTAAAAAAGAAGCACACTTCAGCCCATTCGAAATGGCAAGTGCTTGCATTGAAATCGAGACTACGAGAGACATTGCTCGCCAGATTCTGCGGCATCGCTCTTTTAGTTTTCAAGAATTTAGTCAACGCTATGCAGACCCTACTCAAGCATTGGATTTTTCTACTAGAGAAGCTAGGCTGCAAGACCCACGTAACCGACAGAATAGTATTCCTGCGGATAATGATGGGCTAGAAATTGCTTGGCATACAAAACAGAGAGAAGTAATCGATGCCTCTACTGAAGCCTATAAGTGGGCTATAAGCATGGGTATTGCGAAAGAACAGGCGAGAGCAGTATTACCAGAGGGTAACACTCACTCTCGATTGTATATGAATGGTACACTTCGATCGTGGATGCACTTCTGCGATCTACGAGGTGGAAACGGCACTCAAAAAGAGTGTTCAGAAATTGCAGTAGCCTGCAAAGAGATTCTCTGCCAAAACGGTGGAGACGTCTGGGGAGACTCATGAAACGTATTAGAAATACAATTTTAACTGTAGCAATTCTAGCTGGATTGTTATATACTAACTGGCAAAGCAGTATGATGCTTGTCAAACACCCTGAAATGTATCAAGGAAATCCTTACTTATGAATGATGTTTGGAATGGAGAGTCAAGAGGAAACAGTGATGTTATGCAAGAGCGCATACGAATTTGGCACAGAGACCGCAATTTGATTGATGGTAGTACTGATAAAGATCAGTTCTGTAAGCTCATTCAAGAGTGTGGGGAACTGTCAGACAATATGTGTAAGGGCAGAGACATGAAAGACGACATTGGCGATATTATGGTTGTGCTTATTAATATTATGGAACGCAATAACTACTCTATGATGGATTGTCTAGAGACTGCGTGGATTGACATTAAAGATCGCAAAGGAAAGATGGTTGATGGCATCTTTGTAAAGGAAGCAGATTTGTGAAACTTGTTGAGGCATTGAGAAACGGCAATGTCAATATCACTTACGAAAGTTTAAACAGCGGAAAAGAGATTACAAAAACATATACTTTGAAAACTATATTTAAAGTAAATGTTAATCTCAAATCAGATAAACTTATTGCTTATGATGTAGAAGCAAAGGAATGGGAAGACATAGAAAGGTCCAGCATTAAAAAATGGAGTATAAATGAACAGAGAAGAAGTATTTAACCAACTAAAGGAGGACGAAGGTGTCAAGTATGAAATCTATAATGACCATCTTGGCCTGGCTACTTTTGGTGTTGGTCATCTTGTTATTGAGAGCGATTCGGAATTTGGTTCGCCCTTGGGTACGTCGGTATCAGAGGAGCGAGTTTGGGAAGCGTTTGAGAAAGATCTGGACACATCTATTGACGAGTGCGAAGTTCTTTTTGGCCCCAAATGGCATGACTTTCCTGGAGAAGTTCAAGAAATTGTGGTAAACATGATGTTCAATATGGGGCGTCCTCGTTTGTCAAAGTTTAAGAACTTCTGTGCTGCACTAGAGGAAGGCGATTGGCCGAAGGCTGCTGTCGAAGGACGAGACTCGCGCTGGCATAAGCAAGTGACGAATCGTGCGGAACGCCTCATGGTACGACTAGAAAATGTATCTTAAACTCATACTTGTTCTAGGTGTGGTCGGAGCTGCTGGAGGTGCGTATGCGTATCACCAAGTCACTGTTGCAAAGTTAGAGAATGCGGTCATTCAGTTAGAAGCTAATAATCGTACTCTAAAAGAGAACAACAATGTATTACAGGCAGCGGCCGAAAACAATGCGACGAAGGTCGCGGAACTAGAGGCTCGAAGAGAGGAACAGCAGGCTCAGGTAACTGAACTTACTGCTGTAACAGCCTCTTTACAAGCGGAGAAGTCTAGGTTTATGAAAGTATTTAAAGACCACAATCTTACTCGCCTCGCAAGAGCAAAGCCTGGCTTAATTGAAACAAGAGTAAATAAAGCCACC